CATAAATAATAAATATAATTAAAAAAAAAAATATATTTATCAATATTATAAATATGTCATTAAAAGAAAAAAAATCAAAAGATCATGCTCATATTTTTGGTTCAGCGTATGTTTACAAAACGGCAAAGAGTGATTGGGTGAGAGTAATCCCTCCAGAAATAGGAGATATTAAATATTCAGTAAGATCAGATAATCATGCAGGTTGGTTAAAATGTGATGGTTCAGCCATTTCAAGATCAACATATAATGATTTATTCGCAGTTATTGATACGGACTTTGGTGTGGGGGATGGTTTAAACACTTTTAACCTACCAGATGCACGAGGACGTGTTTTAGGAGGAGTAGGTACTGGAAGAAATAACAACAATTCTGCCAATCTTACTCCTAGAGCAAGAGGTGCTAAGGTAGGTGATGAAACGCATACTTTAACAACAGCAGAAATGCCACAACATACACATGGAAACAACTCGATTGCTGGAAGTTTAGGTTTGATGACTGCTAATGGAAGCAATACAGCCGGAGGTGATATTGATGTTGATGGTTCTGCACCATATGAACCAAATTTATATACGACCCCAGCTGCGTTAACAATTGATAATGCTGGAGGAGGTGGTGCTCATAATAATATGCAACCAACTTTATTTATTAGTAATGTTTTTATTTTTGCTACGCATCAAACAGATTTAGTTCCTTCTTAAAATAATTATTTACTAAATTTATTTTATATACAATAAATATATAAAACAATGTTTCGTTTATTGTTTTTATTTTTGTTTTTATGTGTTTTATACAAATTGCAAACTACTACGAGAGAATCATTCGTTAATAATTGTGGGTGTGGTAGATGTCCTTTATGTATGATGTTTTCAAGATCAGAATGTCCTACAAGAAATATGTCATATGATATAAGAGGTGAAGAGTATTTTCCATTAAGGACTAATTTTCCATTTGATAATTCTGTTATAGGTCCAAGTAATAGAAGATGTTACCCTAGAAGATTTTGGAGAAATTAAACAGTTTGAGTTGAAGTAGCACTTGGTGTAATAGATGACGTTAGAGTTGAAGTTACTGTGGGTAATAAAGTTGTTGATGTGGGAGTTTCATTTTTAGATTTATTACCTCGTTGTCTGTATTTTTTACTTCGTTTGTTGGTTTCTACTTCTGTATGTAACAAAGTATCTTCAGGTTCACTTCCACTTCTACGTCTTTTAAAAAGACCTACATCAGAAATTACATCATTACTTCCATTTCTGTTACGTGTTTTACGTCGCTTAACTAACCTACCACCTCGATTTCTAGTTCGTTGTTGATGAACTGTATGCAGTGGTTCATTTTCTAATTGTCTTTTAAAAAGACCTACATCAGAAATTATATCATCAATACCAGCTTTATGTTTATGTATACCTAAATCATCTGTACGCTTTGTAAGAACAAATGGACTGAATAAGCTAAATAAAAGTAATAAGTTTTTAATCATTGTTTATAATATATGTTTTATAAAAAAAGTATTCATTTTTTTCTTAGACGTTTATAATAAGATAAAAAAATAGTAGTAGTTAACAATAATATGACTGGGCGTAATTTGGTCTATATTTGCGTGTTTTGTAATCAAAAATTTATAAAATTTGTTGATTTATTTTTAGAATCTGTAAATACATATGGTAATATTGGTAGGGATAGTGATACGGATATTGTTATTTTAACACATCCAGATTTTTCAAGTAGTATAAGTGATGTAATTTCAAAATCGAATGTGCATATTAAAATTTATGAAATGGATTTAAATACAATTATAGAGGCAAAATATTCAAGATTGTTAATTTTTGATACACCTTTTATAAACAAATATCAAAAGATTTTATACTTGGATACAGATATTCTTGTTGTAAATAGTTTATCTAAAATTTTTAGTAATGATTTAGATGAAAAATTATATGTAGTTAGGGAATGTGATATTGGATCTTCATATTTTGGAGGAAATTTATTTGATTTTACAAAAATAGATCCTAAAACACCAGCTTTTAATAGTGGTGTATTATTATTCAAAAATTGTCAAGTTATAAAGGATTTGTTTAAAACTATATTAGATGATATTATAGATTATTATATAATTGGTAAACGAACAGCTGGGTGTATAGACCAGCCTTTTTTTAATTATCATACAATAACAAAATCTTTACAAGAAATGAATTTGTTAAAGGGTCTTTCAATAAATAACCCACAATCATATAAGGATCATGTTAATTTGGTAATTTGTCATTTTGCTGGAAATTATGCAAATTTTGAACAAAAATACAATACAATAAAAATATTTCTTGAAAATTTTAAAACACAGTTTAAAAATTAAGTTAATAATTGTACATTGTGTTTGTTTCTTGCATTATTATTATTATTAAAATTTAATGGACGAGTCAAACGTTAAAGATTTGAAGGAACTGATAGGAACAACTGTTAATAAATATACAATAACTAGATATATAAGTTCAGGATCTTTTGGTAACGTATTTGAGGCAGTTCACAAACCAACAGGTGATATAGTTGCTTTAAAAATTCCAATAAAAACTAAGGAAAGAGATGGATTACCGGCATTAATGGATGAAGCTAGAGTATACAAACATATATCAAATCCGGAGCGTGGTATAGCAAATATGAAAATTGTCAAGAGCAAAGATACAAAAATAATAGTTATGGATTTATTAGGTGAAAGTTTAGAATCACTTTTGGGTAAAAGTAAACGTTTTGGTATGAAAACAATAATCTTATTAGCAATGTCAATGATTGATATTATAAAGCACGTCCATAGTTGTGGTTATATACATAGAGATATTAAACCAGATAATTTTGCAATAGGTTACACAGAATCTCAAAAATTATATTGTATAGATTTTGGCTTGTCTAAAAAATATCTAAAAAGAAATGGAAATCATATAGATTTTTCTGATAAAAAACGTTTTTGTGGAACTGCTAGATATGCTAGTATAGCTGCACATATGAATCAAGAACAATCTAGAAAGGATGATTTAGAATCTATAGCATATATATTAATATACATGTATAAAGGAAAATTACCTTGGCAAGGTATAAAACATAAGGAAAAAAAGGAACGTTATAAGCTTATTGGTGAAAAAAAAACAAAAGTAACACCAGAAGTGTTATGTAAAGATATGCCAAAAGAATTTGTGATATTTTTGAAATATGTAAGAAACCTAGATTTTGACGAAAAACCTCATTATTCTGCTTTGAAAAAAATGTTTTTTAATTTATATAGATCTAGAAGTTACAAGAATGACAAGTTAGAATGGGAAAAATAAAGCAAATTTTAACAGTTTTTGACAAATAACGATATAAATTCCAAGTTAGTAAAATGAAACAACTTTTAAAAACAATAGAAACTTTTATTGGAGTAAAATCAATAAAAAGAACAAATAATAGTAAAAGAAATGGATATTCGTTTTTTTACAGGTATCAAGTTTATTAATAAAGATATTTAAGTATTTTAAGGCAGTTTAAAATAACATTTAAAAAACGAATTACAGGAAAAAAAAATATTTACTTATATTATAAAAACAATGATTGAAAACTTTATCTCAAATTTGTTGGGTGGTGCCAAGAAGTCAAGATCTCATAAAAAGAGATCTCACAAGCGAAGATCGCCAAAAAAATCTACTCCTAAAGAATCACCAAAATCACTTCCTTTGGGTACTAAACGAAGAGGACGTAATGGAAAAATGTACCAAGTTAACTTTAAGGGTAAGAAACTTGTTTGGGAACGATGTGTAAAAGGACGTTGTTCAGGTCAAGGAAAAGTTCAACAAGGACCTTCGCCTCAAGCAGGAGGAGCTAAGAAGAAACGTTCAACCAAACGTAAATCTAAGAAATCAAAGAAGCGTTCAACCAAACGTAAATCTAAGAAATCAAAGAAGCGATCTACCAAACGTAAATCTAAGAAATCAAAGAAACGTTCAACCAAACGTAAATCTAAGAAATCAAAGAAACGTTCAACCAAACGTAAGTCTAAGAAATCAAAGAAGCGATCTACCAAGAGAAAATCTAAGAAATCAAAGAAGCGATCTACCAAGAGAAAGTCTAAGAAATCAAAGAAACGATCTACCAAGAGAAAGTCTAAGAAATCAAAGAAGCGATCTACCAAGAGAAAATCTAAGAAATCAAAGAAGCGATCTACCAAGAGAAAGTCTAAGAAATCAAAGAAACGATCTACCAAGAGAAAGTCTAAGAAATCAAAGAAACGTTCAACCAAACGTAAGTCTAAGAAATCAAAGGCTAGTTCCACTAAGTCATCTAAATCTTCAAAATCCAAGAAGGCCAAGTCTCCTAAACGTAAATCCAAGAAGTCAAAGTCTCCTAAGCGTAAATCCAAGAAGTCAAAGTCTCCTAAGCGTAAATCCAAGAAGTCAAAGTCTCCTAAGCGTAAATCCAAGAAGTCAAAGTCTCCTAAGCGTAAATCCAAGAAGTCAAAGTCTCCTAAACGTAAATCCAAGAAGTCAAAGTCTCCTAAGCGTAAATCCAAGAAGTCAAAGTCTCCTAAGCGTAAATCCAAGAAGTCAAAATCTCCTAAGAGAAAATCTTCTAAAAAATATTAAACAAAGTGATTAACTAATTTTATTATTTGTTAAATTTAATAAAATCAATATATTTTTAGGTAACTGTATCGATCTCGTCTTATTTTAAAGATAATAAACTATTATATATTTAATAGATGAAAGTATTTGCAAAAAAAAGTACTGCTTTAAAATATTTAAAACATGGTGATATTCTTTGTAACACTGATATTAAAAAATTTTTTATATTAAAAAGTTACAGTTTATTCCAAAAATTAATACAAGAGGAATTCAATGAGAAATATGCTCCAAGTTATTATGAATTTATACCAGAAACTGCGTTGGTAAAATATTTTATGGATATAGAAATATATAAAGATAAAAATCCAAAAGAATGGATAAATCACACGGATATAGTTTGTTCTATATGTGATAAACTAAAGGATATATTTAGGGATTTGTATAACATAGATACCGTAAAGACGGTGGTTTTAGAATCTCATAATGTTATAAAACGTTCATATCATATCATTGTTGTTTTAAAATGTGGTGATAATGTTGTGTTTTTTAAAAACGTAAAGGGGTTTAAGAAATTTACTGATCATTTTTTTGCAGATTTTACGATTAATAAAATAGTGGATTTGTCTGTTTATAGGGAGGGATTATTTAGAACATATTTAAGTAGTAAGAGTGGGGAATATAGGCCACTTATTAAATCAGAATTTAGCGATGATTTTGATTTTTTGGATACATTTGTTTGCAATAGTGATATTGATCTTGATTTAGATAAATATATTATTATCGATACTAGTTCTGAAAAATTTAAAGGACCAATTGCGCATATTCTAGAAAAACAATATTATTATGATACAGAATTACAAGAAGACTATTGTGATACGGAATTACAAGACAAAAACAATGATTATAAAGCAGTTACAGATATAGATACAGTTAATTCTCTTTATTTACCAATTCAAAAAGAATTAAATAGTAATGACTGTGATATAATACGTCATTTTGTTAGAAAAAATTATAAATATAGAACGAAGGATATAAGAGAAATTTTAATAGATCATACATTGAACTGTATTGTGGTTGCATTAAATGATGAATTTTGTCATAATATAGATAGAGAGCATAAATCAAATCATCAATATATAGTAATAGATACATATAGTTCAAAGCAAAAATGTCACGATATGGATTGTAAGGAATTCAAACACAATGAAATAAAGATAAATTCATTTCCAAAGGAACTTAATGAAATTATATTGAAATGTTTACGTGTTAATAAGGTGGAACAAGAGTTAATTCAAAAAGCTATAAAGGAATGTAAAGATTACATTACAGAGAATTTTGATACAACGATAGAAGAAATAAAGTTTGATAAAACAGAAATGGTATTTAGGGGTGATGTTAGTCAAAATTCATTGATGAAAATGAGTGGAAAATGTCCTGAATGTCACGTTGAACATCAAGTTAGTGATAATGGGTATTGTTTAAAGTGTAAAGTATGTAAAAGTATATTTCCAAAAAATACTCTTATTCCAATAGCTGATAAATATAAGCATTTGAACAATTTTTTTTTAAACTATAATCAATTAGTTAATACTGGTACGGTTAATATAAATATTCAAAATAATTATTATAATGGTGAGGAAGAGTTTAGTTGTGATGTACAATTAGACAATTCTATTTTTAAAAATAAAGAATTGACGAAATTGTATAATCAAGTGTTGGATGGTCATAAGGTTATAAAATTAAGTGAGTTACTTCACAAAATAGAGATAGATTTTAAATATACAAATGGAATGTGGTATTATTTTAATGGGTCAATATGGCGTTCGGATAGAGAATCATTAGAATTACGTAAGCGTATTGTAAAGTTGTCTAATAATTTTAATACTATTCGTTCACATTATGAAAAACAAGGTGGTGATACTAGTAATAATCTTGTAAAAAATATTAAAAGTTTAACAAACAAGATATATAAGCCAGGTTTTGAAGAAGAAATTATAAAAGGTGCAAAGATGTATTATAATGATGAAACGTTTATTACAAATTTGAATAGTAAAAAGCATTTAGTACCTTTTTCAAATGGAGTTTTTGATTTATTAGAATGTAAATTTCGTAAAACTAGAAAGGAAGATTATATAAATTTAACTGTAAATTATGATTTTGATGAAACAAGTAATAATAAAGAAGTATATACGTTTTTGGAACAAGTTTTACCGAATCTTGGTGTAAGAGATTATGTTTTAAAAAAAATGAGTGAATGTTTAAATGGTGATATACCTAATACTCATTTTTTAATGTTTATAGGAGATTCTGGTGCAAATGGTAAAAGTCAATTACTCAACTTAATGAAATTAGCTATGGGTGATTTTGGTGAAAAGGTGGAGGTTACATTATTGACACGTAAGCGTAATAATGCAAATGAGGCAAATACTGAAAAAATCAAATTAATGTATAAACGTTTTGCTTTTCTTAGTGAACCTGAGGATGGAGAAAAGATAAACATTGGTTTATTAAAAGAATTAACTGGTAGTGAAGAAGTTGTTGCAAGAGGATTGTATCAAGAGGCTGTTAGTTTTGTAATGGAGGCCAAGTTATTTTTAGCTTGTAATGAATTGCCTGAAATTAAAGGAGAAGATACGGCATTATGGAGACGTATTCGAGTAATTGATTTTCCATCAAGATTTGTTGATGATCCCAAAGAATCAAATGAATATAAAATAGATAGAACCCTTCCTTCAAGAATGCGAGAAGACACTACGTGGAGACAAACATTTATAAAGATATTATTAGACTATTACTTCAGAGATGTCAAAGAGCCAGTTGAAGTACAAGTCAAAACTAATGAATATCGTCAAGAAAACAATGATTTTTATAATTGGTTGGAAGAAAATATTGAGTATAAAGAAAATAGTCTTTTGCAAACAAAAGACGTTTGTATGTTATATTTGGGTAAAACAAAGGTATTTACTAAGGAATTAAGTAAATATAAAAAGGAAATTGAGAAATGGATAAAAGAAAGATTTAAAGACAAACGTGTACAATGGGAATATTCTACAGTTAGAATAGGTGATAAAAGTTACAAGGGATGGAAAGATTTCAGAATCCGTGACGAGTAAATAAAAAAATTATCATTTTAATTTTTTATATGATAATTTAAACGATGTTACCTGTGTTACCTCTACGTTACCTCTATGTTACCTGTATTATGGTCTTGTTACCTGTGTTACCTGTAATTTCAACCTTTTTCTATAGATTTTATTTATTACTAAATTTTCTCAAAAACTTTCCAAAAATAGAGGTAACACAGGTAACAAGACCATAATACAGGTAACATAGAGGTAACGTAGAGGTAACACAGGTAACATTAAAAAATGAAACCATAAAATAAGTAAAAAAGTAAAATAAAAATACCTAAAAAAATATCATTTTTTAAAAACGTATAAAAAAGACTAAAATGAAACCATAAAATGCATATCTCAAAAAACGTGTTTTTCAATCGTAAAATTTTTGACAGTTTTTTGAGAAATTTTTGAAAGTTTTTTGATAATTTTGACATTTTGACAATTTTTTTGACAAATTTTTGCCAGTTTTTGATAATTTTGACGTTTTGACAATTTTTTTGACAAATTTTTGTCAGTTTTTGACGTTTTGACAATTTTTTAACAAATTTTTTGACAAATTTTTGTCAGTTTTTGACGTTTTGACAATTTTTTAACAAATTTTTGCAAGTTTTTGACTTTTTGACAATTTTTTTAACAAAATTTTTGCCAGTTTTTGATAATTTTGACGTTTTGACAAATTTTTGAAAGTTGTTAATTTTGACTTTTTAAAAAAATTATTTTATTCTATTATTATAATAATAGATGGGTGCTGGTTCTAATGCAGCTTCCAAAAGTGATTTGACAAGTTTAAAAAACACAGTTGCTTCCTTGCAAACAAAAGTAAAGAGTTTGGAAACAACATCTATTGATGACAAAGCAATAAAAGATCTTGTTAAAAACATTGATTATCAAAAGTTGAGAAATGAATTAAGAATGGATGAGTTATCAACAGAAGTGTTAAAAAATCCAGGTGCAATAGCAGATTCAGTAGCACAATCATTTACCAAAGATGCTGGTAAAATAGCACCTATAGCAACAGCATTAGCTGATAATCAAACTTTTGCAAAAACATTGGCTGAGACACTTACAGATGCAAGTGGTAAGTACAGACTTGCTTTACAAGGTCTCAAGGGAGAAACAGGTAATTTAGCATCGAGTTCATCAACAGTAAAAACGGCATTGTACGATACAAAGTATACATTGTGGTGTGCAGATGGGGGTGTATGTAAAATGCCACAAGATGTAAATATTTTAGAGACACCAAATATAAAAGTACAAAAAATACAAATAGGTGATTGGTTTTTACAACAACATTCTGACAGTGGTAATTTACATTTTCATAGAGGTGATGTAAATGATTGGTATTTAAGTGTAGACAAAAACAAAACATTTCATGTTAGAGATCCTCAGATTAATGGAAAAAATATAGTTAAATTAGCTGATGATTTTTATTGGACACTTGATAATAATATGGTACGTGTTGATAAAATGTACCAAATTAAATCTGGTAAGAAGGGATGTCTTGATAGTGGTAGTGGTGATAGAGATTGTAATTGGGGGAATGCATATAAGAGATTTCAATTTGAAAATACTCCATATGCGGCTAATTCATGGGGCTAATACATGGGGACAAAGATAAATAATTTGGGTAGAAATTTTTGACATTTTGAAAAAATTAATTTTATTAGGTTAATATTAATATGGGTGCAAGTGGAAACGCAGCTTCTAAAAGTGATTTGACAAGTTTAAAAAACACAGTTAGTTCCTTGCAAAAAAAAGTAACGGCTTTAGAAACTACAACTGTAGATGACAAAGCAATACAGGGTATTGTTAAAAACATTGATTACTTAAAATTAAAGGACAACATAAGAATGGATGATTTATCAACGGAAATATTAAAAAATCCAGGTGCAATAGCAGATTCGGTAGCACAATCATTTACCAAAGATACTGGTAAAATGGAGACGATTTCAAAAGGTTTGGCAGACAATGAAAAGTTTGCAAAAACTCTTGCAGACACACTTACAGATACAAGTGGAAAGTACAGAAGTGGTTTACGAGGTGAAAAGGGAGAGACAGGTGAGTTATCAACGAGTAAAGATGCGGTAAAAGCGGCATTGTACGATAAAAAGTATACAATGTGGTGTGGAGATGGTGATTATTGTAAATTACCAGTTGGATCAAAAGGAATCCAGATAGGAAACTGGTATGCTGAAAATGCTGGTAATGATTTATATTTTCATCAAGGTGAGCGTGGTAAATATTCAGCCGCAATGACGCCGGATGGTCATTTATGGACTACTAGTGTTTTACATTTACCAAATGGGTGGACAATTAATGGAGATAGTGATTATCTTAGATTTTATAAGGATAATGATGTCAAAGGTGCTTTACAGAATAATGGAATTTTTTGGGGTAAAGCTTATGGTGGTGATATACATAATTGGCCTAATTTTGTACGTACTGATAGACAGTATTATGTTAGATCAAATAGAGGTGGTCTGTTAATTGATAAAGGTGGGTGGTCTGAAAACAAAGGAGATTGGGAAACTATGAAATTTGAACAAAAATAAATATTTTATTTATTATAATTATAGTAAAATAATAATTATAATGAGTTTTAGACAAAGGGACAACTGGGGTAAGCATTTATGGGCGTTTATACATACAATAACAATAATTGATTTAGGTCAAGATAATCGGAAACACAATTCTGATGCATTACAAGTTTTATATGGATTACAAAATTGTATACCGTGCGTAAAGTGTAGACAAAAGTACGTAAATTATTTAGAAAAACTAGCCGATGTAAATTTAGATGAACGAATGGTTTTATTTAGATGGTCTGTTGATTTACACAATGAGGTAAATAGTAAATTAAACAAAGAACAAATGTCTTATGAAAAAGCATTGGAAAAGTGGTCTAAAAAAGTATAGGATGTCAATTAAATATAATTAAATATAATTTGATAATAAATTGATATAAATTTATAAATATAAATGATTACGTGGAATTATGGAATCTTTAAAATTAGAAATTATAGGATATACTGCTGGGTTTTTGACTACAGTTTGTTTAGTTCCGCAATTGTGGAAGATATTAATAACTAAAAGTGTTAAAGATGTTTCTGTATGGACATATTTTGTACTTTTATCTGGTCAAATATTATGGATTGTATACGGTACATTTGTAAATGATATGCGTATTATAATTCCAAATGTAATAAGTGCCACTTTTTGTTTATTAGTAATAATATTGTATTACTACAATTACGATAATAGAAACAATAATCAAAATTAAAAATATTTTATAAATGTATATAAACAATGCAAACGTTTGATCCATTCAAGACTTTAGGTAATTATATAAATACCGATGGTAAGTTGAATATTTTTGGTGGAAAACGTGAAGGTTTTGACCCATTAAAGAGCTTAAATACTTATATAACAAAAGACGGAAAATTAAATATTTTTGGTGGACAAATAGAAGGGTTTGATCCAAATATATTACCGGATCAATTATATAATATTCAAATTGCTGAATTGAAACTTGGTAATATACAAGAAATGAAAACATTTGTTAGAAATTTAGATACGCCTATAAAAGATATGACTGCTGATTTATTAACAAATAGAATACAAGTTTTAACAGCGGTAAAATCTTGGTTATCTAGATTTGAACAAATGCTAAAAAATGATATTAAACAAAATTCAGATAGATTAAGTAAAGATAATATCAATGTAATGGTAATTAGTAATTTGGATTCTATATTTGTTTTTTTTAATCGTATGATTAATTTAGTTGTGTTACATTCTGAAGAATTAAAACGTCAATTAGCATCTGGGGGATCTGTAGAGTTTTTTACAATAACTCCTATTGTGTTAAGTATGCCAGATCAAGCAAAAAATGATTTTAACAGATTTGTATCGAAATACGGATTAACATTTGATGATGTTGTAGAATTTATAAATAATGCAGAATTGCCAGCAAAAGAACTAAATTCAAAAGGCAAGATTTTAAGATTGCGAGTACTTAGTTTATTTAGGCAAATCTTATCAATAACAATAGGAGGTGATTTTCTTATTAAGATGTATTTATCAATGCGGGAAGAACCACCTGAAAAAATAAATACAACTGTACAAATAGCACAATTAGTACATAACGTAGTATCTTATATTATAGATTTGCATATAAAGGAACTTTACGATAATATGAACAGGGATGAAATAAAAATAGGAAATTATTTTGAAAAATTTATCAGATATTATCCAATTGAAAATGAAGTTGTAAATAAAGAATTATCAAGATCACGAATAACACTTACTGATTTACAAACACAAATAGATTCTTTAAAACTTGAATCTAATAAAGTTAAAGCTAATGCTGATAAACTTATATCTGATACAAAAGCTGATGCGGATAGAGCAAGAATTGAGGCTGATAAACGTATAATGGATACAAGAGCTGATGCTGATAGACGTATAATGGATGCCAAAAATGATGGTGATAGACGTGTAAATGATGCCAAAGCTGGTGTTAATAAGCAAATCGAATTAATTAAGGAAGATTCAAATAAAGCAATAAAAAAGGAAAAAGTAATTCAACAAGGATTAGCTGCAGGAATTGCATTAATGTTTATCTTATGCTTAATTATGACAATTATGTATTTTAGAAAATAATAATAAAAAAATGAATTGTTTAATTTTTTTATTGTAATAAAATGACTCAGGAAATTGTAAAAGAAAAAAAGTATTCTTATAAAGACAAACATTTACACATTTTTGATTATGATTATACTTTGTATTTAAATTTTTTATCTGAAAATAGGGGAATATATAAACAATATGTGATCAATAAGATTAAGGATTTAAAGAGTAGAGGAAATTTGATAGCAATGGCTTCACATAATGCATCTGCTAGAACTTATATATATGAGAAATACAATGATATTTATAAATGTTTTGATATGTTTATTTGCGAATATCCAAGAGATAAAGATACAATGGTTTCTGAAATATTAAAACGATTAAATTGCAAACCGGAACAAGCAATATTTTACGATGATGTTAAATTAAACACTAATTTAGTTAGAAATTTAGGTGTGTCAACGTATTTAGTAAATGACAATTTTGGTATAAATTTTGAAGACATTGTATTTGATGAAATTAATACAGTTTACAATAATGATAATGATAATGATAATGATAATATGTCTATGTATGTATCTGGATGTTCTGTATCTTCAGATACTTCTTCTATATCACTTTCATCTGAATCAGATATATCAGAATACAATACAGATAGTAAAATATTTGTTTGATAAATAATTGAAAGGTTACTAATAAATATCAAAAAAAGTATAATATAGTATTTATAAAAATTTTAAATATTAGTGATAATTAAGAAATGTACTCTACTTATCAATATGGTGGAAAAAGCGATGATTTAGAATATATGCAGGAAGTGCTCAAGACAGCAGAGAGATTAGGTGACGTGGCATATATTAATAGAATAAAGGCACAAATAGATGAAATAAAAAGGATAAAATCAGGATCTAAAGAAGATCCTAGACGTAAACGAGGTCAAATTTGTAAACCAGGTTTACCAACAATGGATCCTATGTCATGTAGGGGTGATTTTATGTCAAAGTGTATAAAAGATCCCAAAGATGATCAGTATCGATGTTGTTCTAGTATATCAGGTAGTTTAAATTGTGACGAATCAGAGTTAAGTGGATATGGTAAAGCATTATCTACAAAAACACCATCTAAACCACAGTTAAAATCAGTTGTTGAAAAGGTAGTACAACAAGTTAAACAACAAGCACCACAACAAGCACCACAACAAGCACCACAACAAGCACCACAACAAGCACCACAACAAGCACCACAACAAGCACCGCAACAAGCGCCACAACAAGCACCACAACAAGCACCACAACAAGCACCACAACAAGTACCACAACAAGTACCACAACAAACTGGTCAAAAGTTAAATGATAGTGATAAACGTGTAATAAGTGATTATTTTGAACTAAAAATGAATATTTTAAAGGGTATAGAAGAATTGCGGCGTTTAAAGGTTGAAAAGGATAAATTGGTAATGTTTACAGGAAAGGTACCAGAATTAGTGTTTCATAATGAACAGAATAATTTGGATGATTGTATTAGGGATGAGTCTGGTAAAGTATTACAATGTTAATTTGTATATATTTTTTTTCAAAGTAAATATTAATTATGGTTGATAAAAAACATTCTAAAAAACGTGTAAAATCGGCGTATAGTATGAAGAGTAAGAATTTATTTTATAAATATGCTCAATTAGGTGGTGGTTTAGAACAAGAAATTGAACAAAAACGAAAAGAATTAAAGGATTTAGAATCACAATTATCTACGGAACGTAGTGAAGAACGTAAACGAGCTATTCAAAAGTCTATAACTGATGTAAAAGCTAAAATAACAGGTATTCAAGATAAGATGAAAACGTTGTTAAAAAATGTTGCAAGTAAAGCAGGTGAAGCGGCTAGTAAATTAAGTAGTGGTATTTCAAGTTTAGGTAGTAAATTAAGCTCTGGTGTATCAAGTGTAGCTAGTAAATTGAGTAGTGGGATAGCAAGTGTTTCTAAACGATTAGGTATAACTGAATTATATAATCAATATAAAAATGAAAGCGCTATAAAAAATTATTACTCGTTAAAAGCTAAATTAGTTGGGCAAATAGAAATGTTAAAACGTCAAAAACCTAAAAAGGATGAATTATGTAAAAGGTATACAGAACGCATTTGCAATGAATCTGTTATAACGAAATATCCAAATGCGGGTCAGTTGTTTCAAAATGAGAAACCAGGTGGAGTTCCTAGATTGTTTTATAAGTAATTAATTATATGTGTAGTAAAAATTGAAATATTTTTTATCTATAAAATAGATAAAATGTATAGTACACAGACCTCTATATTATGTAACCAGCGTCGTTTATCTCAATTAAAATTTTTAAAAGATATGAAAAAAGATTATTATAAATACTTTCCATCTCATAGTCTTTATTTAGAAATTAAAGATTTGGTTCGTTCTATTACGGTATTGGAACGAACAATAAATAAGTATTTATAATAGGGATAAGTATTTATATAGGGATAAGTATATATAATAGGATAAGTATTTGTTTATATTGTATTTAAAAAATACATACATAATATAAAATATATCTATACTAAAAATGAATGTGTTAATTACAGGTGTTGCTGGTTTAGTTGGTGCAAATTTTGCAGAGTATCTTCTTTCTAAAAGGCAAGAATTAGGTATAGATAAGGTAATAGGAGTAGATGATTTATCAGGTGGATATGTAGAAAATCTTGATTTAAAAAATGTAAATTTTGAATTTATAAAAGCAGATTTATCAGATCAGGAAGAACAAGGGTTAGTTGATTTAATTTTTAAACAGAATAAGATAGATTATATCTTTCATTTTGCAGCGTATGCTGCAGAGGGATTATCACCATTTATTAGACAATACAATTATACATCAAACGTAATTACAACGACATTTTTAATAACTTTAGGTATACGATATAACGTTCGTCGTTTTGTATTTACGAGTAGTATGGCTACATATGGTAGAAACACGACACCTTTTACAGAAGATATGACACCAAATCCAATTGATCCATATGGTATAGCTAAATATGCATGTGAAATGGATTTGCAAGTTGCATATGAACAACACGGTATGGAATATTGTATTATATTGCCTCATAATATATTTGGTAAGTATCAGAATATATGGGATCCTTATAGAAATGTATTAGGTATTTGGATGTATAAGGCAACTCGAGGTGAACCATTTACAATTTATGGAGATGGAGAACAAACTAGGGCATTTTCATATATTGATGATATATTGCCATGTTTATGGATGGCTGCTATATCAGAAAATGCAAAGAATGAAAGAATAAATTTAGGTGGTAAGAATAATATTTCATTAAATAAGGCAGCGGAATTGGTTAAAAAAATTACAGGTACTGACAAGGTTATTTATATGGAACCAAGACACGAGGTAAAACACGCTTGGTCATCATATGAAAAATCTGAAAGATTATTGGGTTATGTTGAAAATACGTCATTTGAAAAAGGTTTAGAGTTAATGTGGGGTTGGGTAAAGGAACAAAAGGAGCGTCCTAGAGTATTTTGGCCACGTTACGAACTTGAGAAAAATATTTATAGTTATTGGAAGGTAAAGGAATAACGTTTATAAAAAAATGAAATTTCTAAAACCATTATATAAGTTAAATGGTTTTAGAAACTGATATTGTTTTTCCAAAAGTATGTGGTGTGTTGGTAGAACCTAGACGAATGTCTAATATCTTTTTGTTGATTGAGAATTTTGAAAAGGTAATGCCTGGTAGGAATTTGTTTTTCTTTTGTGGAAATTCACATTATAATTATTATTTACAGCATTATAATACCAACAAGTTTATAAAATTGATAAATTTGGGTGTTGATAATTTTTCAGCAAAAGAACATAATGATTTGTGGAAACGTATGGATTTTTGGGATAATTTTAGTGGTTATACACATGTGATGACTATTCAGACAGATGGGTGTTTATGTGAGAATTCCGAATATAAAATAGAGGATTTTTTCAAGTATGATTTTATTGGAGGTTATACACCTAATAAATGGTGGTGGAAAGAAACAAATGGATTGCACAAATACTCTGATTATCAATGTTTTAATGGAGGATTTTCGTTTAGAAAAATTAAATCAATGAAAGATGTGATACAAAAGTTTCCACCTTTACCTACACAAGATTTTAGAGAAAATCTTTCATTTTGTGCATATGGTGAAGATTTGTATTTTGTGGTGGGTTTATTAAGATTGAATGCGTCATCTGAAACAGGTCCGTTTTACAAAATTGGATTAGATGAATTAGCTACTAAATTTTGTACACATACACATTATTTACACAAAACATTTTGTGTGCATAAATTGGATAATTATGTGACAAGTCAAATTTTATCAAAATTTTTAGAATATTGTCCATTATTTAAATACTTTACAAAAGGTAGTAAATAGTTTATTTTTAATTGTTTTGCGAGTCTTGTATAGATTGTTTTATGGAGTCTACAAGATTGTCTAATTGTAGAGGATCTTCAATGACTTTTTCTAAACTTTTGTTTGTATTAATAATATCTTGTAATAATTCTTTGATAAATTGTTCGGATAGTTTATTTTTTTCTATAGATTTATCATATTCGTGTATAATATGTTCGTAACTAGTAGTAACATAATCGCAATAATCGCAATCACATGTACGTTCTGATGATTTTAGTTCACGTGTAGCTTTAAAGTATTCATTTTTATATTTTGATAATTCTTTTGTTAATTGTAGATTGTCTAATCTTAAGGCAGTTATTTCTTTTTGTAGTTTATGATATGATTCACTTTCAGTTGATGGTCTTTGTCGATGACTTTCTTTGAATATATTAAAAGATAATGTTTTAGGTTCATTTGAAGTTGGACTTTCGTAATATGATAATTTTTTCGGGCTTTGTTGCATAGGTTTTTCAAAAAATCTTTTGCTCATTAATAATATTAAATAAAATAATTTTGTATTATTTAAAGATAATGTTTTTAATTTAATATTATTAATGAGATCATATTTGGGTAAAGCATTTATAGGATTTAGTTCAATGATGGGTGTTTATGGTTTTTCGAGGGGTTATAGAAGCCGTGATTTTAGTGGTAAAGAACCTTTGACTATAGATAAGTTTACACACGCTTTTGTTAATGGGTTATTATATACAGTTCCTCCTTTTAATGTAGTGTATATATCTAGATTTCTAAATAGAATAGAGATAGAATATTTTGATTTAAACAGGGATGATTATAAAAGTGAATATAGAGAGACAGTTGGTAATTGTAGTGATACAATTTAGATTTATTAAAATTAAAATCTTGTATTATATTAGATTTTAATATGAAAACTCGGTATGTTTACGAGGTATATTTTGATGAAACATTAGGTTTAAGGCAACTACAAATAATAGATAAAATAGTGTCTGTTTTAACTGACGATCGTGGGTGGCAAAAATTAGGTTATAGTTTTATATATAATAAACACGATATTAAAAACGTAGATTTTAGAATATGTTTTGTAAAGCAGAGTTATATAGAGGAATTGTGTAATTTTACTGGATTATCTTGTGCTGATTTACGAGATAATACGATTTATATAAATGTGAATAGATGGAGACGTGGTAGTAAGAGATCACTTTTAGATTTAGATTTGTATAGGACTTATGTAATAAATCATGAAGTAGGACATATATTAGGTCGTGGTCATAATAAACCAGGACGTAAGGGTTCCAAGGTGCCAGTTATGGTACAGCAGACATTAGGCATAGGTGGGTGTAAACCAAATCCATGGCCATTAAGTTGGGAATAAAGTTAATTTGTATGATATAAGGCTTAAATTTATAAAGATCCTCCACTTTGATAACCTGCCATAGAGGTTACGGTCCAGTTGCAAAGATTATCCTTTGAAACAGTGAAACGTCTTTTATCTTGGCCACTATCATTTCTCCCACCTCCTGGTGCTGGATTATATGTATATAAAACGTCACATTCAGTGTCATTGACTTTGTTATATCTAGATGGTGTCATAGTGAATACATTTTTCCATTCTCCTTTAGTGTCATAAAATTCTTTAAATTTACTGCTAAGGTTTTCACAAGTTAAATTACATGGAACTATTGTAGGAGTATCTGACTTACCAGATTCAGATTTTGTATCTGACTTACCAGAATTTGACTTGTCAGATTCAGATTCTATATTTGACTCTGAACTATTGCTAAATACTAATCCTAACTAATACTAATACTTATACAGAAACATACTATAGCGATTGCTATTATTAAAAAGGTGTCCATTATAATATATAATTTTATATTATAAAAAAATTTTTAGTATTTGTTGTATTTACACGCTTGTGGTATGTCCTCTGAATTTCATTGTGGTAGAAGTCCATGATAATTGGTTAGTTGAGGTATATTGTATTTGTCCAGAATTTGTAATACTAAAGACAATACCGGAATAGTCACCAATATAAGAAGTATTAATGACCCAGCTACTTCCTTTTTGGACACCTTTAAGATCAAAGTTGGTATACAAGTTACCACCGGCAGATCGTTGAATAGTTACAGACAACATAATGTGGAATGCACGTACAACAGCATTATCGAATGTTAAATCAGTAACATCAGCTGCACTGCTTACATTATTTGCAGCAGCAAATGAAATTTCAGAGATAATATCACCGAGTGAAGGAGTGATATTTCTAGAGTTAGAATACAAGGAGTTTCCAACATATAATGTTTTTGAAATAGCAGCTCCACCTAGAACAGTTAAAGATCCTCCACTACCAAGGCCAGTTGCGTCAGATGTGGAAGTAAATAATGATGAACCGGCAGTTGCGCCACCTAATAGCCAAGAAGCTCCAGTAACATTAGCAGATCCAGTTGTAACTCCGGCTTGTAACCAAGAAGCTCCGGTGATATTAACAGATCCAGCAGTAAGTCCACCTTGTAACCAAGAAGCTCCAGTAACATTGATAGAACCAGCTGTTGCACCAGCATTAAATACAGAAGCACCGCTGACAGTGACATCACCTTGGAAGAGTGATCCTCCAGTAACAAAGAGTGCGCCAGCAGTGGCTCCAGCATTGAGTACTGAAGCACCGCTGACAGTGACATCACCTCGGAAGAGAGATCCACCAGTGACAAATAGAGCACCTGCAGTAGCTCCTCCATTAAGAACAGAAGCACCAGTTACGGTAAGACTAGAATCAAGAAGAGTTGCTCCAGAAACATTGAGTGATCCTTTTAGTAGAGATCCTCCAGTAACAAATAGTGCACCTGTGGTAGCACCTCCGTTAAGAACAGATGCGCCAGTTACAGTAAGACTAGAATCAAGAAGAGTTGCTCCAGAAACGTTGAGTGATCCTTGTAGGAGAGATCCTCCAGTAACAAATAGGGCACCTGCAGTAGCACCTCCATTAAGAACAGAAGCTCCAGTTACAGTAAGAGTAGAATCAAGAAGAGTTGCTCCAGAAACGTTGAGTGATCCTTTTAGTAGAGATCCTCCGGTAACGAATAGGGCACCTGCAGTAGCACCTCCGTTAAGAACAGAAGCACCAGTTACAGTAAGAGTAGAATCAAGAAGAGTTGCTCCAGAAACGTTGAGTGATCCTTTTAGGAGAGATCCTCCGGTAACGAATAGGGCGCCTGCAGTAGCGCCTCCGTTAAGAACAGAAGCACCAGTTACAGTAAGAGTAGAATCAAGAAGAGTTGCTCCAGAAACATTGAGTGATCCTTGTAGTAGAGATCCTCCTGTAACAAATAGTGTTCCTAGAGTTGAGACAGATGCTCTAAGACTTGCTACAGTTATACCAGTGGCATCAATTGATCCGGTGCTAATAGCAGTAGCAACGACATTGCTGATGGTTCCACTTGGGGCATAAAGATTACCGGCGCTAATAGAGCTGGTAGCAAGAATGGTAGCAACAGTCATACCGGTGGCATCAATAGATCCAGTGCTGG